AATTAGCAACTCAGGTATACATTGTAAATAGAACTGAACTTGATGACTTACTATCATTAGATTATGAAAAGATAGTACTAAATAGATAAAAATCCCCTGTGTGATGGCAGTAGTATCACAAAGTAAAAGTAGTAATGTCTATGTTCCAGGAATAGCTGGAAAAACTCCTGACGGATCTCAAACATCGTTCGCGATGTCAACCATCGTCACAAAAACCGGTGGTGTAAATGATGATGGTTCGTCTGCATTCACTAGGCAAATAGTCAGATATGAAGATAAAAATGAAGTGCCATCAAATCCTAATGAAACTTATGTAGATAGTAATACTGGTCTGACAAAGAGAAGATATCGTGTAGGTGACATAAATGCAGGTGAAGATTCATTAGGATTGTATGACTACGGAGATGGAACTGGAACTCCATCAAAAATTGGTGATGTTATTGCTGTGGGTAATAACTTAAACGGTGGAACATCATTAGAATTCACTGCTAGATCAACAGAGGCAGAAAGAAAAAATGCATCTGGGAATATTAATAATGCTAGTAAGGGTGCAATCAATTCCGTCAAAAAAGATTTTAATCAAGATGGACAATTATCAGCAGCCGATCAAAAAGGATTGCAAAGTTTGAAAAAGAAAAATGGATTTGATAGAGATCCAACTATTATAGGAACACCTGAAGTTAATTTAAGAGCAGCACCTGGTCAAGAGAATCAACTCATAAAAAGTATCAGAGGAACAAGATCAAATTTTAAATCAACTAATGGTGCCTTTCAATATCCAAGAGACATTGCTGAGGATCAGGATATTATAAAATTTAATATGCTTGAATATAGTCCAAGAAAAATTGATGGTATCGGTTTCGGTGATAGAAGAGATATTAAAGAAGAAACAATACTTGGCAGTGTTATATTACCAGTATCAAGTAGAATAAATGATACTAACTCCTGTAACTGGGGTGAGAGTAAAATGAATGTCGCACAGATTGCTTTAGCTGGTCTTGCTGTAAATACGATTAATGAAGGTGCAGAAGGATTTGGAGGGGCACTTACTGACATTTCAAGGGATATACAAAATGATGCAAAAGCAGTAAAAGGAGCAGTTGGATTTGCATTTGCTGAGGCAGCTGTTGGAACTGGTGGTCAACTATTAACACGACAAACAGGTGCTATCATTAACCCAAACATTGAACTTCTTTTTAACTCTCCTCAACTAAGAGAGTTTAGTTTTGATTTTACTCTTGCTCCAAGAGAACAAAAAGAAGCAGAAGAAGTAATTAAAATTATTAGATTCTTCAAACAAGGCATGGCACCCATTAGAGATACTTCCAGACTATTTCTTAAATCACCACACACATTTCAAGTAGAATTTTTAAAAAGAGTAGGTGGTAGTAGTCAGTCAAATCCATTTATTGGAAAGAAAAAAGAGTGTGCTTTGACAAATGTTAGTGTTGACTATACACCTAATGGAACATATTCAACTTATGATGATGGTGTGATGACTGCTTATAAAATGACTCATACATTTAAAGAACTGGAAGCAGTTTACAATGATGATTATGATAAAGGATCAAATGCGACAGTTTCCTTACCAGCAGAGATAGGTTTCTAAAATGTCAAATTACTTCAGCAAAGTTCCAGATTTTGAATACGTTAGCAGACTTCCTAATGCTGCTATTTCTGATTATATTACTGTAAAGAATTTCTTTAAGAGAGCATTTCTTAGAGAGGACATCTTTGAAGACCTCACATTCTTTACAAAATATCAGATAGAAGGTGATGATAGACCAGACAATGTTGCATTCAAAGTTTATGAAGATTCAAGTTTAGATTGGGTGATACTAACTTGCAATAACATCATGAATGTTCAAAGTGAATGGCCACTAAGACAATATGATTTTGACAAGTATCTTTTAGATAAGTATGGCACTTATGAAAAAATAAATGAAGTGCATCATTATGAAACCACTGAATTTAAAAATGCTGATAATGTTGTGCTTGTAAAAGCAGGTCTCACGGTAACATCAGATTTTTCTTTTGATTATTTTGATTTTGATAGTCAGGGTTATGTTACTGAAAAACCTGTCAAAGCAGTTACAAACTATCAATATGAAGATAAATTAAACGATGACAAGAGAAACATTTATCTATTGAAGAATGAATATCTAGGTATTGTTATTGATGATCTTGAAGATTTAATGAGATACAAAAAAGGATCCAGTCAATATAAGACTGAATCCCTTAAGACTGCTGATAATATCAGACTTTATGAATGATCACTCTTCTGCCAGTTTCTGGAAGTAAGAGAGTGCATCATCTTCATCCTCACTTGTCGTAGACTTCGGAGTGATGTCAGGTGCGTTGAAGTTTGCAGTAGGTGCAGGTTCAGGACGACGTGATTGGAAGTCAGGAGTGTAGGAACCACGATCGTTGTCTTCGTTTGAAGTCTCCTCATCATAACGTTGAGGAGCAGAACGTTGACCCAGAACCATCTTCAGTCGGTTCTGCAGTTGCTCATAGGTCTTGAACTGATCTTCTGCAGTCAAAGCAGCAAGAGAATACTCCTTCTTCCACAGTGCTTCCAGAGCATCATCATCGTCCAGCAAAGGGCTAGGACGGTCAAACTCTGAAGAATCATAGTTCCAGTAACCTGCAACTTTCTTCAGTTTCAGTTTGAAGTTAGCACCCTGCCAAAAGTCAAAAGGATTGATGGGTGTTTCATCTTCAAACTCAGGTTGCATTGCTTCCATGATCTTATCAAAGATCTTCTTACCGAACTTGTACAGGAAGACTTGACCTTCGTTCTGAGGATTGGCAGCATCCTTCACAACGTAGATGTTTGCATAGTAAGACAGTTTACGTTTCTGCTTACGAACAGTGTCCTTATCGGAATCAATACCACTGTTCCACAGTTCACGGTTGTGCTCAGACACAGGATCTTTCTGACCCAGAGTGGTCAGTGAGTTCTCAATGTACCAACCACCAGGACCTTGGAAGGCATGAGAATACATCTTTGCCCAGGGGAGATCTTCTCCTTCAGGTGCGGGCAGGAAACGGATGACTGCATAACCGTTGCCAGTCTTGTCCATTTCAGGTTTCCAGAGACGGTCATCTCCACCGCCACCAGTATTGTTCATCTTCTCTACTTCCTTGACCAGTTTCTGAGTCAGGGAACCAAGCGAAGATTGCTTCTTGAGATTTGCGAAAGACATAGGATTTTACGGATTAGTTTGGATTTGGCTTGTGTGTTGTGCCTTGATAGTTTACAGGTCTGAACCTGTTTTGTCAATCTGCTGTTTCATCACATCAAGCATTTTGGACATGTTATTGAAGATAACACTCATATCTGTCCCCGGTGGGAGACCCATCATTGTAGCAGACTCAATGATTTTATCCTTCATAAGTTTTGCTTCGGGGTCGTCGGATAAACTCAGACGAGTATAGAGAACCTTCTGTTTCTCAAGAAGTTTCTCCAACATCTCAACGTGTTGAACTTTTTGTTCTTTGTTCATTGAGGGAAACTTAAAGACGTTCTTATAAACGTCTTCTTGCAACTCACTAATTTCTGCCATCTCTGCACGGACGACTTCAGAATCGAAAAAACTCATACCCCTATCACTACTTCTTTAAGGATTTTTTTATATCGTGACACATCAATATTTAGGAATGGGGAATACTTCCTCATCTTCATACTGACGGACAACCAAACAGGATCGTCAAGGTGTTTGTCGAAATTAGTTCTGAACCCTAGTATCATATCACAGATTACCAGAGTTTCAAGTGAAATATTACCTCTTAGGTATTCTTTCAGGATTTGTGGATGTCTTGACCCATCCAATGCGAACATTGATTCAAAGTTATTGTCAGAAAATATACTATCAATCTCTTCCTTAAATGTATAAGTCATTGATTGAGTTCTCTTTTTCCATGAGGTGTATCTACCCTCACCTTCACGTATCATTTCTCCTATCCAAAGTTTACTTGGATCAGTACAGGTGATAAAGTTAGATACAAAAAACTCAATGACTTCTTTGTCGTTCTTGTTCCTAGCAAGTTTCTCAAACCAGAATCGATCTTTACGTTTGTAAAATGCTTGAACAGTCGCACGACTTTTGCCACAGTATTTGTGGTAATCATACTTGTCTTTTGTGAAGTGATTCTTCAGAGACAAGTAACTCCTATAAGCGTCAAACGGCATCATTAAAAATCTAATATAGGGATTTTTGGCCAGAAAATTTTTTGACCGAAAATGGAATCAAAGGGGCAATTTGGCACGGGAACTTCTCTTTAAGAAGTTCAACTCCATTGCTTCGTATTTAATCTTTTCTTTGAGTGGTTTAGAAATCAATTTAGGAACTGATTCTAGTTCGATACTGTTCTGTTCACAGAAGTGAATGATAGCATCAATGTAACTCATGTCTGCGTTTTTTGACACAAGAGATTCAATCTCCTGTGCAAATCGTGAGGGACAGAAGAATTTACTTTCTAATACTTTTTCTAGTTCATTCTTCATCCTTTGCCCCAGTATTGTGATGTACAAATTCCTTGATGTATCGAACTAGCAATTTAATATACTCCCCTTTATCTCTTTTGTCAAATACTTCAACATCACCACCAGGCGTAACCATAATAGTGATCAGTTTTTTGACAGGAATGCCAGTCATCTCATAGTAAGCAGAAGCATAAAACATCTCTTGAACAAAGTAGTTTTCCAACCACTTCTCTGGTTTGATCTTTTCAGATGTCTTAAAATCTATGACTGCAAGTTCTCCTTCGTACTCAGCAATACAGTCTACTCTTCCTGCTAATCCAAGATACTCTGAATATAGAGTTCTTTCAATGGCATGTACATTATTTATCTTGTCAAGATATGGCTTCGCATGATGAAACATGAACTTAGTGAGAGGACGAAAGTCATCCCAGTTGATGTCTTTATTCAACATGTACAGTTCAGTGGCAGCATGAAAATCTGTGCCACGGGAAGTTGCTTTCTTAGTAATTCTATTTGCTTCTTCAATGCCAACACGGGCACGCCACTTAGCAAAGATCTGACGGTTATAGAAAGAAGTAACAGACGTAATAGAAGGCACCCAATCTCCATTAGGAAGGTTATAGAGACGGATGCCATTTTTTTCTTTTTTTGTTAAATCAATGTCACCTAGAAAATTATGATGAATAAAACTCATAGATTAAGATCCATTTTTGCAACTAAGTATTCTTTGCAGAGACCAGAACGAACAATATCTTCAACACCAAATTCAATAATATCCATTGATGGCATTGTTCTAAGAATTCTCATGAAGTCAGCAATACCATTCTTCTCTGCGGTCTTAACAAGATCAGATTGTGTTGCGTCACCACAGAACATAATCTTACTGTTCTCACCAATCCTTGTAATTATACTATCAAGTTCGTGGAAATTCAAGTTTTGAAACTCGTCAACAATAATGATAGCATTGTCAAGTGTAGTACCACGGATAAATGAAGTGCTCCAGAAACTAATAGTTCCTTGAGTTTTCAGATTACCGTAGAGCATTTCAAAGTCTGCCTCAGTAGGCAGTTCAAACATATACTTTACCATATTCTTATATGGAATCTGATAAAGAGAAGACTTATCCTCATGATCTCCTGGAAGGAAACCAATCTCTCTTGTAGCAACTAAGGATCTTACGATATAGATTTTTTCGTAAGGAGTTTTGACATCGAGAACATCTCTTAGTGCATTGTAAAGGGTAATAAATGTTTTACCTGTTCCAGCAGCACCGTATGCAACGATGTTTTGATTGTTCTCATAGCAACGGAAAAGTTCTTGTTGATTTTCAGTAAGAGGTTCAATCCTCTTCATCAAATCTGAATTAAGTGGTTTTTTTCTTTTCATGTGTTTGTTGCTCATCCCAAATGGGACTACGGGACCTTGAGTCTTCTTCTTTGCAGGCATAGATTAGAAACTGTAATCGCGGTTTTTACGGACGGTGGCACCAGGTTGTTTGGATGCACGATCCAAAACTTCGTTCCATCCACTGGATTTTGCTTCTCCTGTCCATCTAAATTCCGTATCGATTCCAGCAACACCTGCTGACCAATCTTTTTCCCATTCTGGGTTTTCTTCTTTCCACTCAGCATATGCCTTCATAGACATACTAAGTTCTTTCTTCTCTTTTGTTTCTTTGTTAATAACGGGGTACGTTGGCATAAACGTTCAGTCCTTTTCTAATATTTATTAAATCCATTCCATTGCTTCAGCAACGGCAGGAAACTGTTCAACAAAAATCTCTTTTGCACCCAAAGCAATATCCATATGTTCTTTTTGCGTACCATTAGCAGAACGCAAATCAATATAATGAATCCATGAGCGCACTGAGCCCGTCATGTAGATTCTTGTGGGTGTTGCCAAAGGAAGCACAAAGCGAGCACACTCCTTTGCAATTTCAGAATCAAGCATCTCTTTGTAGAGATTCATTCCCTCTTCAAAGTGCTTTTGTATTTTGATCTGGAACTCCTGACGGACAAACGGGTCAATATCATCAATAGAATTCTGACGATTCTTGGTGTCTTGACGCCGTAGTTCAGGTAGAGGGATCGTCTCTGCGAGTAGGGAAGAATCAGCATACCGTTGCGAAAATTCTTGATATGTGAACGAACGGTGGCGCAGCACTTGAGCTGCCACACCCCTAGTAGTATTGATTTCGAGAGTCATATATGCCTGCTCAAAGATGCTCCAGTGCTGGTGCTTCACACAATACTTAAGAAGACCAGAGAACTTTTCATTCTCCTGGTTATTTGGATTCGACACACGGGCACAATAAGCCATGTGCTTCTCAGCATCAGGTGTGACACTGATAAGTTTAGTCGGGGTATCCGTCATCGTCATTAAATACTTCGTCGTAACTATCGGCAGGGAGAGGGACATCATAATATCCCTCTTCTGGTTTGTATGCTTCTACATCAGAGTATACCTCTGACTTCAGACATTCTACCAGAGATTCTAGATTTCTTAC